TAAGTTATCTCTAAAATATGAGAATGGAAGTCAAGTAAAAGCAGTATCATCTAATACAGATGCCGCTCGTTCGGAAGCTCTATCTTTGTTGATAGTTGATGAAGCTGCATTTATTGATAAGATTGAAGAAATATGGACATCAGCTCAACAAACACTTGCAACAGGCGGAAAAGCAATTATGTTGTCAACACCGAATGGTGTTGGTAATCTATTCCATAAATTGTGGTGTGAAGCAGAAGATGGTGATGGGAGTGAATGGAACTTTGTTAGATTGCCTTGGGATTTACATCCAGAGAGAGACCAAACTTGGAGAGATAGACAGGATGATTTATTAGGGCCTAAGATGGCGGCTCAAGAGTGTGATTGTGACTTTGTATCTTCAGGTCAGACAGTTGTTGATGGTAAGTTATTGGAATGGTATGATGAGACATTTGTAAAAGAACCTATGGAGAAACAGGGATTTGATTCTAATCTATGGATATGGGAACAGCCGGATTATAATAAGAGTTATTTAGTGAGTGCGGATACTGCAAGAGGAGACGGAGCTGATTTTTCAGCTATACAAGTTATTGATATTGATAATTTGACTCAAGTAGCAGAATATAAAGGACAGATACCGACAAAAGATTTTGGAAACTTATGTGTTGAAGTAGCGACGAAGTATAATGATGCGATATTAGTTATGGAGAATGCTAGTATTGGATGGGCCGCCATTCAACAAGTTATAGATAGAAATTATCAAAATTTATTCTATTCATCTGCAGATTTAAAGTATGTTGATACAGAAAATCAGATGAGGAACAAATATAGAAGTCAAGACAAAAATATGGTAGCTGGATTCTCTACAACAATGAGAACCAGACCACTAATTATTTCGAAACTTGATGAGTGCTTTAGAGAAAAAGCTGTTGTTGTTCGTTCAAAACGACTAATTGATGAGTTGTTTGTATTTATATATAAGAACAATAAAGCTCAAGCTATGGATGGGTATAATGATGACCTAACTATGGCATTTTCAATTGGATTATGGGTAAGAGATACAGCTCTACGATTGAGAACAGAACAAATGGAGTTGACAAAAAATTCACTTCAGAATTTTGGACATAGTCAACCGATATATGATAATAAACCTACCACAGGTAATCCATATGATATGGATATGGGAAGTGGTAAGTCAGAAAATTTAGAATGGTTATTAGATAAATAAAACGAGGTAAAGTATGGCAGATAATACATTTTTTGGTAGATTAAGACGATTATTTTCAACACAAACTGTTGTTAGAAATGTCGGTGGAAAACAATTAAGAGTTGTTGATACAGATAGGACACAAGCCTATAAAGGTGCTACCAATTTTTTAACAGATAAATATACGAGATTACATTCTGGTAATCCAAATCAGAGTGGGTATAATCAGACTCAACAATTTATGGCACAAAGAATGGCGTTGTTTTCGGATTATGAGGAGATGGATAATGACCCAATCATTGCATCAGCACTTGATGTTTATGCAGATGAGTCTACTATGAAGAATGAATTTGACCAAGTTTTAAAAATAAATTCAGATGATGCTAATGTTAAGAAAATTTTACATAACTTGTATTATGATATACTAAATGTAGAATTTAATTTATGGCCGTGGACTCGTAATTTGGTGAAGTATGGTGATTTCTTTCTAAAATTAGATATAGCAGAAAATTATGGTATTGTAGGTGTTAATCCCATATCTTCATATGAAATTGAGCGATTGGAAGACCCGGAAAATGATAGTGAAGTCAAATTCACTATGATGACACAGGGATATAATAGTGTAGCTGATGAATTTAAAGCTTATGAAGTAGCTCATTTTAGATTATTATCTGATTCTAATTATCTTCCATATGGTAAAGCTATGATTGAGAATGCAAGAAAGACTTGGAAAGCTCTATCTCTTATGGAAGATGCTATGTTGGTTCATCGTATTATGAGAGCACCAGAAAAAAGAATTTTCCAAATAGATATTGGAAACATTCCACCAAATGAAGTTGACAATTATATGCAACAAATTATTAATAAGATGAAAAAATCACCATTAGTAGACCCAAAGACTGGTGAGTATAATTTAAAATATAATTTACAAAATGTTACTGAGGACTTTTACCTACCTGTTCGTGGTGGTGATAGTGGTACATCAATAGATACAGTAGCTGGATTGACATTTGATGCTGTAGAAGATATTGAATATTTAAGAAATAAAATGATGTCAGCTCTTAAAATACCAAAAGCATTTCTTGGATATGAAGAACAAGTTAATGCTAAAGCAACTTTAGCCGCAGAAGATGTTAGATTTGCAAGAACAGTAGAAAGAATACAACGAATAATGGTATCCGAACTTACTAAGATAGGTATAGTTCATCTATACTCACAAGGATTTACGGATGAATCATTAGTTAATTTTAATTTAGAGTTAACTAAATCGTCAACAATATATGAACAAGAAAAAATTGAATTATGGGATTCAAAAACATCTTTAGCTAATTCTATGATACAAGATAAACTAGCTTCTTCAGAATGGGTGTACAAACATATTTTTAATATGAATGAAGAAGAAATGGATAGAATGAGATGGGGTATTGTTAATGACCAGAAAAGACAATTTAGATATGAACAGATTTCTATGGAGGGTAATGACCCAATCAAATCTGGATTATCATTTGGTACACCTCACGATTTAGCTGCTGTAGCACAAGAAAGTGGAGAGGGTAGTGCAGATGTAGAGGAGAATTTAGGAGGAGCTCCAGAAGGTGGATTTGAAGGAGCTGGTAGACCAAAAGAGATACCAAAATATGGCAAAGATGGTTCTGCTCGTGGTAGAGACCCTATTGGTAAAATTGGTATGAGGAAAGAAGAATTACAAAGTACATTAAAAAGTTTAGGACTAAAGAAGAACATAGATAAGAAAATAATTCAGGAAACATTAGAAACTGAAGATGAGTATAATAATTATCTAAATAATGAGAAAGATAAGGAAGAAAATTAAATATATAGAGATATATTTTTACTTTTGATATATTTATAGATGAGAAAACGCATTATTATATATGTTCAATAATAACATATTTGGGAGTCAGAAATGAAACGAATAAAACATTTGAAGTTAAAGAACACTGGAATTTTATTTGAGCTTCTATCTCGTCAAGTCACGGTAGATTTGATGGAAAGTATCTCGAATCCAACGAGTGTAACTTTAATGAAAAAATATTTCAGTAAAAAAACTGAACTTGGGAAAGAACTTCAATTATATCAATTATTAATGAAAGAGTCTTGTCCTTCTGATAATAAAGCCGAATTTTTAATAGAAAAAGTTTTAACTGTTAGAGGAAAATTAAATAATTCAAAATTACGAAGAGAAAAATATAATTTTATAAAGGATATAAAAGAAAAATATCCTATTAAAGAATTTTTTAGTGGAAAAATTCATAATTATAAAATTTTAGCATCTATTTATAAGATGTTCGATTCAGAGGTCATCTCAGAGTCATTTGACCCTAAAGATGTTATGGATTGTAGGTATACAATTGTAGAACATTTAAAATCTAAATCAAAAATAAAAAAGAAATCTATAAAAGAATCTAAAAAATTAGCTCATTATAAAAAAGAGAGTGAAGATGTTAGATTACTTACATATAAAATTCTTGTAGATAATTTCAATGATAGATATAAAAATCTTGACTCTCATCAAAAGAAATTATTAAGAGAATATATAAATAACCTTTCTAACTCTAATGGATTGAAAGAATACATTGGAAAAGAAATTAAAAGAGTTAAAAAACAACTTATGAAGTTGATTGAAAATGTAGATGACAAGGTAACTGCTATTAAGTTAAAAGAATCTACAAAGCAACTTGATAATTTACAATTAGGAAATTTTGTCAAGGACTCCCAAGTCTTGAACTTAATGCGTTATTATGAATTGGTGAAGGAATTAAAAAAATGCGTAAGTCCGAACTCCAAGAAATAATAAAAGAACTCATCGAACAAGAGTTAGATGAGATGACGACTACTGGTGCTATTGATGGTGGAGCAGGGCCACCAAAAACACCACATGCGTTTAGTGGTGGTAGAAAAAAAGATAAAAAGAAGAAAAAGAAAAATGCTACTAACAGTACTGGATATGAAGTAGTTAATGAAGAAATTACTGATAAGGATTTGAGAAAAATTAGTGATATTATTAGAATGGAAGTAGCACTTATTTTCTTTGATTTGTTTAAAAAGAAATCTTTATGGACATAATAGGAGAATAAAAAATGAAAAACCAGAAATACACTCTGAAACAAGTTAGAGAATGGTTCAGAAAATTAGAAGAGAACAAATATCGTAAAAGATATATGGTTGATGCTAAAAGAGTTCACCATTATGTCAATTTAGGCGAGGATACAGAGTTACCAAGCTCATTACAACGAAAAATTGGAACATATGGTAGAGAGAAAGCTTTAGCAAAACAATTTAAAGCATATGTTAGGGAGCAAGCTCGTTTAGCTAAAGAAGAACAAGCTAAGAAAATTAAAAATGAGAGTATTATATCTTCTATCAGAAAAATTGTAAAAGAACATATAAGTAAATCAAGTAGAACAAGTTTATTAAAAGAATATGAAGGTATTGAAAAATCATTAGAAAGCCAGTTAATGAACGCTCATATCGGATTAGGTAATGCTCAAAGAGATATACTAATAGAGTTGACTAATCAGGGACACGGTGATGCAGAAAAAATACCTAATGCGAAGAAAGCAAACCAACAGATACAAAAAGTACGACAAGAATTTGCAAAACTTTGTAAATTAGTTAAAGTAACAAGTTTTAAACCATAGGAGAAAATAATGGCAGATGATAAAAAATTAATAATGGATTGTATGACCTTTGAAGTTTCTCCAGAGCAACTCAATGAGTCTATTAAGGAGAATAATGGAAAACTTATTGTTTCTGGTGTTCTTCAAAGAGCAGATGCTAAGAATCAGAATGGAAGAATATATCCAAGAGAGATTCTTGCAAGAGAAGCTAAAAATTATTCACAAGTTCAGATTAAAGAAAGAAGAGCATTGGGTGAGTTAGACCATCCAGATTCATCTGTTGTAAATTTAAACAATGTATCACATAACATTAGAGAGGTACATTGGGAAGGTGATGACTTGTTGGGAACAGTTGAGGTATTATCAACACCAGCAGGAAACATTTTAAAAGAATTATTTAAGAGTGGTATCAAGTTAGGTATATCATCTCGTGGATTGGGTTCAGTAGAACCAGTAAATGAATCTGACGGAACAGTAGCAGTTCAAAATGATTTTGAATTGATTGCGTTTGACTTTGTGTCAAATCCATCTACACACGGAGCGTTTATGTATCCAATGAATGAATCTACTGGTGGTAAAAATGAATTACCGAAATATCACAAGGTTAATAGAATAATTAACGATATAATTGCTGGAGAATAAATATGGCAAATCATTGGATAAAAAAAGATGGAGTTTGGAAAAAATTAAATGATACTCAGTTTGAAACTGAATTTGGATATGTACCTACAACTCCTCGACCATCTGAAAGACTTTTTGGTGGTAGATATGAACATTTGACATTCAATAGTAGTTCATTCAATAAAGATACAGGATTTCCAACTACTGAAAATGCTAATGTAAATACTGGAAGTACTTCGTTTGCAGGACTTGAAGTTGGTAGTGGAAGTAGTGTCTAATGAAAATTACAGAATCTAAATTGAAAGATTTGATTCGAGAGGTAATTAAAGAAGAATTATCTGAGGATTGGAGAACTGAAAAAGAAAAATGGTCTTCAGAGGAAGCTAGACAAATAATGGATGATAGCCTTAGAATGTGGTCTAAGGATTTGAAACAAGTTAAATTTAGAGTAGTGAAGGATTGGATGAATGCGGCTAAAGCAGGTGTTTTAGATTTTTTTGATATAGAAAAAGGATTATCTACTGGTGATGTAAGTAGAGCTCATCCCAAAGAAATTGAATTATTACACGACTTGTTAATACGAGACAAAATTATAGATAGATTTAGAAGTTATTTTGGTGGTAAAAAAGCTATGAATAATAGATTATCTAATAAAAAAGGGTAATGGAGAAGAAAATGAAACTAAAGAAATTAGTTGAACAATTTATAGAAGAACAAGAAATAGATGAGCAAGCGTTTTTAGAAAGCGTTAGTAATTACTCTTCTTATGGAAAAGAAATTTATAGAGAGCATGATATAATTGAAACTGCTAAAAAACTTTCTGAGATTGCTCGTATAGCAGGTATTCACGCCGTTAGAGAAACAGAAGATTCATTTGATAAAATTACAGTTAATCGTAATATGAAAGAATTGAAGTCCTATTCAGAACAATTTTTAAAGGTAGCTGCAGAAGCCAACGGATTACAACAAAGGGTTGAATCACTATTTGAGGATATGGGTAGAGTTCTTGGTAGATACTATGAAATTAAAGAAAATAATGTTAGTGAATCTACAGAATTAAAGGAAGCTAAATTAAAATTTGATGAAGATAAAGTATTAAAATTAATAGAAGATGATAAGTTTCTCACTTATATTGTAAAAAAAGACTTTAGAGGTAAAGTAGATAAGACAATATTGGAACAAATTTTCTTTTCATACATTGCAGGTGATAAAGCTATGGAGAAAAAGTATTTAAAAATTAAATAAGAGGTTAATATGTATCAAAAGCGGTTTTACGATAGAAAGAAAAAGAAAAAGTATAAAAAAAGAAAACACGGAAATCAATTAAGAGGTTTATCGGTTGAAGTTTATAACAATAATGTCGATGGAGCTCTTAGAATCTTCAAAAAGATGGTCAAAGAGTCAAAATTAATGCTTGAGTTAAAAAATAGAGAGTATTACACCAAACCATCAGAAAAAAAGAGAAGAAAGAGTAAAAAAGCACGAAAAAATATGTCAAAATGACATATTTAATTGTATTTTATTAATTTAACATATATTTATATATGATAAGAATACATTGTCGGTCTTTCGACCATCTATACAATGTACCGAAAATGAAAACTAAATTTCTATTATAGTTCCTAATAACTATATTTCACATTAAAATAAATAATGGGAGAATTGTGATGAGCAATCTATTAAAAGAAGCAATCGCTGATGCTAAAGCTGTTCGAGAAACTGCTTTACAAAATGCGAAAGCTGCATTAGAAGAAGCTTTCACTCCTCGACTACAGTCGATGTTATCTCAAAAATTAAAAGAGGATGAGTACGAAGAGTCTGATGAAGAAGTAACAGAAGAAGACGATGATGACGAAAAACCTCTTGATGTTGATGTAGATGATGACGAACCTGAGTCTGGTGACGAAGGTGAAGCTGAAGTTCCATCTGATGAAGGTGGTGAAGAAGCTTATGATGACGGTGATGATGTTGGTGACGGTGAAGAACCTGTTGATGACGATGTTGCTGTTGAACCTGAGTCTGAAGAAGAAGACCTTGATGTTGAAGCTATTGTTAGAGAGTTAGAAGCTGAAGAAGATGAAGTAGCACCTGAAGAAGGTGATTATGAAGAATCTGAAACTGAAGAAGACGAAGAAGTAGCAGAAACTATCGAACTTAACGGTCAAAAGTATGCTGTTGTTAAAGAAGAAACTGATGAATCTTCAGAAGTCGGTAATTCCGATGAAGAAGGTTTTGAAGAAAAATCTTTCGATGACTCAGCATCACCTTTAAATGTAACTGAAGAAGAAGCTCCAGAAGAAGATGGTGAAGCAGTTGAAGAAATTGTTGACCTATCAGAGCTACTTGACGAGTTATCTGAAGAGGAAGCCGAAGAAGACGAAGGTGCTGTAGAAGAAGTAAAAGCTCTTCAAAGTGACTTAACTGAACACAGAAAAGTCATTAAGTATTTAAAAAGTAAACTAAATGAAGTTAACCTTTTAAACGCTAAACTATTATTCACAAATAAGTTGTTTAAAACTTATAACCTAAACAATAATCAAAAATTGAGAGTTGTTGAAACATTTGATAGGGCTAAAAATAGTCGTGAAATCAAATTAATCTACTCTACACTAGCTGAGTCTTTCTCAGGAAAAACTTCTGGTGTTAAAGTATCTAAGATTAATGAGTCTTTCGCTTCTAAACCTGTTAAATCAACAAAACCTTCAAAAAAGATTATCAATGAGGGTAGTGATTTAGCTAATCGTTTTAAAAAGTTAGCTGGAATTAAATAACTAATATATTATTAGGAGAAATATAATGAGTGCATTAAATAAATTAATGAACGGGTATAACCCTCACAAAGCACTTATAGAGCAAACAAAAGGACTCGTTAACAAATGGGAGCCAACCGGTCTATTGGAAGGACTTGGAGGTGAGCAAGAAACACACGGAATGTCTGTTCTTCTTGAAAACCAAGCTAGACAGTTAATTGATGAATCATCAAAAACTGGAACTTCAGCTGGTTCAGAGGAATGGTCAGGTGTAGCTCTACCATTAGTAAGACGAATCTTTGGTGAAATTGCTGCTAAGGACTTTGTGTCAGTTCAACCTATGAACCTACCTTCGGGTCTTGTGTTCTATTTGAACTTTAAATATGGTTCGGCTCAAGCCGGATTTTCAAGTGGTGGAAACATTCACGGAACTACTGAAGTTGCAGGTGATGCATCTGGTGGTCTATATGGTGCTGGTCGATTTGGATATTCAATCAATGACCAAGCTGTTACAGCCGATACTTTAGATGCGTCAGCAACATTGACAGCTGGTGGTTTACCAGACCATTGGACAACTTCTTCAATTTCTGATTCAGCTTCTGTCGATTTCAATTCTGACTTAGATTTAGCAAAAATCTATAAAGTTACTGTGAAATTTGACACTGCTAAAGTTGGTATTGACTTGAATGGTATTAGAGCGTTCCAAATCAGTTCATCTGCAGGTGACGCTTTCGATACATTCTATCCAGCATATACAAAAGCAAGAAATACATCAGGTACTGAGTATGAATTGGATTTCGTTGTTGGTAACGCTGATGGTACAGATTGTACTTTTGCAGCTGCTGATGATGTAACAGTCGACTATCACTTACAACCAACTGACATCACAAGAGGTGACTTTGAAGACGGAACTGCTAGTACAGATGCCGTTGACACTGGTCTTAACAAAGATGTTGGTATTCCTGAAATTGATGTTCAGATGGAAAGTAAAGCTATTGTAGCGAAAACAAGAAAACTAAAAGCTGTATGGACTCCTGAGTTAGCTCAAGACCTTAACGCTTATCATTCTGTTGACGCTGAAGCTGAACTTACATCAATGTTATCTGAGTACATCTCAATGGAAATCGATTTAGAAATCCTTGATATGTTAATTCAGAATGCATTAACAGAAGAACATTGGTCAGCTCAAATAGGATATGAATATGACTCTGCTAACAAAGCTTTTTCACAAGTTGGAAATGCTAATGGATATGCATATACTAAGAATGAGTGGTTCCAGACTTTAGGTAATAAGATTCAAAGAGTATCTAATAAGATACATCAGAAAACTATGAGAGGTGGAGCAAACTTCTTAGTATGTTCTCCAGATGTAGCTACTGTAATTGAATCAATGCCAGGTTGGAATGCAGGTACTGATGGTACAAGTCAACAATTTGCTATGGGTGTTCAAGCTGTAGGTAGTTTGAATAACAGATTCACAGTTTACAAAAATCCATATATGTTAGAGGATACAATCCTTGTTGGATTTAGAGGAAGTAACTTCCTTGAAACTGGTGCTGTTTACGCTCCATACATTCCGTTGATTATGACTCCACTTGTATATGACCCAGTTAACTTCACACCAAGAAAAGGCGTTATGACAAGATACGCTAAGAAAATGGTTAGAAGTGAGTTCTATGGTAAAATCAAAGTGAGTGGTTTACAGTATGTATAATCGCTAGTCAGTATTTAATTATTCTGATTAAAATTAAGGGGGATATTCACTTATCCCCCTTTTTTTACGCCTTTTTGATATTTATTAGTGAAGTTATAGCTAAAATTTTAGGAGAATATTATGGCAGATACACCAATATGGCCAGGTAGTGGGTCTTACTCAGAAGTGACACAATCTACGCCTTACGGATTCTATGATAGTGACACAACTTTTATATCACATTCAGTTCAAACAGCTGAGTGGTGTGCTACAAGATTAGGTTATCCTATTATGGAAGTAGAATTACAAGGAGCACAATTATATACTTGTTTTGAAGAAGCAATTACTGAATATGGAGCTATTGTAAATCGATATAATATTAAGGAGAATATTAGTAGGTTAGCTGGTGCTCCAACATCATCAAATTTCACACACACGGTAGTTTCAGATTTAGGAAGAGCTATATCTGTATCCGAGACATATGGTCAAGAAGTTGGTGTCGGTGGTAATATTGATTGGAAGACTGGATTTGTTGAAGTTAACTCTGGTAGTCAAGTATACGATTTAAATGATTGGTCAGAAATTTCAGAAAGTAATGCAGCTATAGAAATTAAAAGAGTATTCCACGAACCTACACCGGCTATGTCAAGGTATTTTGACCCGTATGTTGGTTCTGGAAATCAAAATCTTTTAGATGGATTTGGTTGGGGTGGAATGACACCATCTACAACATTTACAATGATGCCAATACACGAGGATGTATTAAGGGTTCAAGCTATTGAATTAAATGACCAAATTAGAAAATCAGCTCATTCATTTGAATTGATTAATAATAAATTGAGAGTATTCCCAAGACCTACTGAAGCATTTAAAATATATTTTCAATATATAGTAAAAGCTGATAGATGGAAAACATTATCATATGAGGTATCCGGTAGTGGAGAAACTTCTGCAGAAGGTGGAAGAGCTAGTGTACAATCAGATTTTTCAAATATAAGATATGACAATATGGCGTATGTAGATATTAATGACCCTGGAAAACAATGGATAAGAAAATATACTTTAGCTTTAGCAAAAGAATTATTAGGTATGATTAGAAGTAAATATGGTTCAGTTCCTTTGCCAGGCGGAGGAGGAGAGACCACATTAGATGGAGATACTCTGAGAGGAGAAGCTACAGCAGAAAAAGATGCATTAGTTGAACAGTTGACAACAATGTTAGAAGCTTCGAGTGATGATGAGATTATGGCAGAAGAAGCGGCTGAAGCAGAATCAACACAAGAAATTTTGAAAAAAGTACCTTTAAAAATATACATAGGATAAGATTATGGCAAGAAGATTTTTTTCAGATAAAGATGTAAATACTTTTAGTACCATTAATAAAGAATTAATGGGTAAGGTTGTTGGTACGAATTGCATTATATATAAAATTTCAAGTGAAGAAACACAAACGAATGTTTATGGTGAATCTACAGGACTTGGAAAAATTTATAATCCTGGAGTTCAATTAGATTGTTTTATTGAATCTGCAGATTTTGATTGGAATACGGATGATTTTGGTCCAGATGCTCAACAAGCTACAACATTTTCTTTTTTAAGAAATAATTTAATTGAAAAGAGTGTTTTAATTGAAGTTGGTGATATAATTGAATGGAATTATGCATATTTTGAGGTTGATAGTATAAATGAGAATAAATTGATTGGTGGAAATGTAGACCAGAATTGGGATGTAGTAGCAGAAACACATTTAACACGACAAAGTAAACTAAATATAGTAGAGAGAAATAGATAATGGCTAGAAGACACATACCAGAGGGTCAAGAACCCCAACAAACCGTAAATAGAGCTGAACAAATTCAAAGAGCTCAACAAGAGCATGCCGCTACTAATGAAACATCGACAACAATGTTGGATGTTGATGGTACAATTATGTGGCATATGAAAAATGTAATAAAACCAAAAGTTGTTGAAAATGGTGAGTTGATAAATGTTCCTATAATATGGGGAAGTGCTGAAAGATGGAGTTCTGTTCAAAATGATGGATTTTTTAGAGACACAAAGGGTAGAATAATGATACCGCTTGTAATGGTTCGAAGAACTGGTATGGCACCATATGATGGCTTAAAGGTTAATAAGATGACAGATGAAATGTACTTAAATTATCAGAAAAAATATTCGAAAAGAAATAGATATGATAAGTTTACTGCTATAAATGGTAATATTGGAAGTAAGTTGAGAGGTGAAAAACCTGAACTTGAAACATATCAAGTTAGATTTCCAGACTATGTTACAGTTACATATGATTTAACACTATGGTGTGAGTATGTTGAACAGGTAAATAAATTGACTGAGTTGTTAGTCTATTATGGTGGAAAAACTTGGGGAGATAGTAAAGAAGGGAGAGCTTCAATTATAGCTCAAACTACTGCATATGATTTTGCACAAGAAATTGGAACTGGTACTGATAGGGTTGTTAGGTCGACAGTTAGTTTAGAAACTGTAGCTCCATTGATGCCAAAATACATTAGTGATGAGATTGTATCTAAGAAAGCTAGTTCAATTAGAAAAACAAGTGTAGCGTTTAATGAGTCTACTATTATTAAATAGTAGTATTTTTATACTTTAGTATATTTATATAAGGAAACCTATATGTCTAAAAAGGGAAGTTGGGATAAATTTAACAAAAGGCCTTGGGAAGCGATTCAAGTTATATGGGAGTTGTGGGAGTTCTTTGTAGATGTTTTCAAATCTGTTAAAAAGAGAGATTATGAAAATGTCTATGATAAACTGGACAAGGAAAAGAAGAAAAAAGTAGTTAAGTTGATATGTATGGTTAAAGGACAAAAAATTGAAGAAGAAAAGGTCGTTGAAGATTTTGAAATATCTATAGATGATATTGAATTGGTATTAGAGAGAGCTAAAAAATTAAGACCTCAATTATTCGTGGAGAATGTAAGTGAGTGATTATATCTTATACACAGATAGAAAAGAGAATTTTAGTTGTGATATAGCTTTGGAAGGAGCTAAACTAAATGAGTCTTTTGCTAGAATTATATTAGAAACAAAAGATGTTAATTATGTTTTCAATGGAACTATATCTGATGCTGGTAAGTGTGATATACCAATACGAGCATTAAAAGGATTGATGGATGTGCGTGATAGTGGTAATATGGTTTTAGAGGTTGTTGCTGATGATACATATTTCAGACCCTGGGAATCTAATTTTATAGTTGATGCACATACGAAGTTAGAAGTTAAAATTAATGAGCAATCACAACCTTCTAAACCAAAAATTCAAGTATCAGTAAATACTAAAAAAGACATTATAAAAGAGGAAAAACCAAAACCAAAACCAAAAAAATTGACTATCTCAGAAGCTATAAAAGATATGTCTAATATACTAAGCAAGAATAAAATAAACAAGAAAAATTTTGGTAAAAATAAAGCGAAAGCTCAAAAATTATTTATAGAGTATTTTACTGATAAGAAAATTAGTAATAAAAATACAAAGAATAAAATTTTAACAACAGTAGTACAATCTATTATAAAGGGATAATTAGATGGCAAATAATGATTCGTTTACAGGTAAAACACCAGCAGAGACATATACTAAGATTGTTCAGATAAGCGACAATAATGAGTTATTGGATGGTATAGGTGGTGAGATTTCACCAGTTTTGTCTGCTGGAGCTACAATAACGGGTTCATTAGAAGTTCAAGGATTGATAACAAAGAATGGTGTAGAAGTAGGAACATCTACTGATTCTTATTGGGATTCATCTAATGGTAAACTTAATCGCAATAGTGATATTGGTATAAATGAGGCTAATCCAAATGCACAATTACATATAAATAGAAGTAGTGAATCCTCAAAAGATTTTTTTCTTATAAAGGATACTACTGGAGCTACTGCCAAGACAGTATTTTCGGTTAAAAATGATGGTGTTGTTAAGTTAAAGGCTAATGAAACGGCACCAGATGTACAGGAGGGTGGATTGTATTATAACTCGACTGAAAAAGCTTTATATGTTGGAGTAGAAGAGTAAAAAAAAATGTAATAAAAGTTAATTTGTATATATTTATATATATAAATATGTATCATAGGGAGATATAAAAATGGCTAAATGGCAAAAGATTATAACATCGGGTTCGAAAGCGGAACTACTCGAATTGACGGCATCATATATTGTTGTTACTGGTAGTGGTAAGATTCGAGCTGGAGAATTTGAGTTAGAACCTAATAGTACCAACTATATAGGTGTAGGAACGGGTGGTACTGGAACGAACACCTTTGGTTCAGGTGAATTACTTACGGGTAATGGAGCAAATGCAGTTACGACTACTGTAATTGGTATTGCTCAAAATAATGTAGTTAAGGTTTCTGCAGTTGATGCTACTAATGGTGAGTATGCAAAGTTCACTTCAACTGGTCTTGAATCCAAGACAACTGGTGAGTTATTAACTGATATTGGATTAGATGCTGATGATACAGCTTCATTTGGTGCATTAAACATAGGTGCTGGTTCAGCTGTAGCTGGTAAGGTATGGGGTGGTTCAGGTAATGGACTTACATCATCACCAACTACATTTACAGGTTCATTTACAGGTTCATTTTCTGGTGATGGAACAAATATTACTGGAATAGCATCAAGTCTTGTAATTTCAGGTAATAGTGGAGCTGGAGATACGATAGCTCTTAAAGATGAAGGATTGGTAATTACCGGTAGTAATGGTATTAGTACTGTTATGGACGCTTCTAATACGATGTCAATAAATTTAGGTACAGATTTAACAGGTGTAACTTCTCTAAAGAACGATTCCCTAATCGTTGGTAGAAGTGGTGCTAATGACTTAATTAGTTTTACAAGTGGTGATATTGGATTTAAAATCGGTAATACGGAAATATTAGATGTTACATCTACTGGTGTAGATATTAAAGGAGCTAATGTAGACCTAACGGTTGAAGGTGATATAAGTGGTTCTAATTTATCTGCTAGTGGTGATTTGGAAGCTGGTGGACACTTACAGGTCAATGGTATTTATTCTACTGGTGGAGGAACTGGTGGAGATAGAACGGTTTCAGCTCACTTCAAGCACGACATAAGTGCGTCAGGATTTATTGGTGAGTATTGGGATATAACAGACCAGGTGGTTGTTACGAGTGAATCGTCAGCTTTTGGTAATACCGATGATGATACACATACATTCATTGGTGATATAATAGTTGGAAGTGGTTCTGGTGCTGTAGATGGAACATCTTTAACTGGTTCAATCGGTGGTATTATAAATGGAATAAGTGGTTCATTGGGTCAGTATGTCGACCTTAGAAGTGCATTTGGTGGTGTGAGTGGTTCATCATTTACTGGTTCGTTTGTCGGTGATGGTGCAGGTCTTGACCTATCAGGTAATACAACAATTGGTTCAGATATATTTAAGACAATTGCAACAGAAGATGGTGGTGATATAGTAGCTAGTGGTAATACCGATACACTTACATTGAATGGTGATAATGGAGTTACAGTTAGTGGTTCTATTAGTGAGGATAAGATTAACATTGGTCTATCGAGTGTTCCTGATTCAGCTCTAGCACAAATAACAAATACTGATAAAGTTGCTGGTAGTGCAGTTCAATTATCAGCTAACTCAGCCATTGAAGATTCAACAGGTCTTAAATTAAAAGATACACTTGATGGTACAGGTTTAACACTTGATAGTTCTGGTGGTAACCAAGTACTTAATGTTGATGCAGCTCAAACACAAATAACCTCAGTAGGTTCATTGGATGGATTGACAATTTCAACTGGTAATACATTAGAAGTAACAGATGATGGTGGATTGAGTATTAATAGTACAGCTGTTACTTCAACAGCCGCAGAATTAAATCTATTAGATACTTCAGTAGCTGGTACAGTAGTAAATGATAAAGCAGTAATTTATGCATCAGATGGTACGGTTAGTGCAAGTGCGTTTTCTGTTGGTGGTGTAAAGATTACTTCAACACCAACTGAATTAAATCAATTAGATGGATATACTGGTGATGTAAATGATTTGAATCTTTTAGATACCGCTGTAGGAAATACAGTAGTAAATGATAAAGCAGTAATTTATGGTTCAAGTGGTGAGGTAAAAGCTCAAACACTTTCTACTGTGGGAGCTGCAACTATTGGAGGTGCGTTAACTATTAGTGGAGATTTACAAGTAAATGGTTCTACAACAACTATAGATGCAGCTCAACTTAAAATTGAAGATAATGCAATACATTTAAATAGTGGAAGTGCTGATGTAGCCTATGATTGGGATTCTGGTCTATCAGTAGAAAGAACTAATACAACTGGTTCAGGATTTGATAATAATAAAAAAGCTGCAAATATATTTTGGGATGAGAGTGAACAGAGATGGTCTGTTGGATTATCATCATTGACAACAACGGGTACAGCAACAGATACCGGTGATGTATTTGATTATAATGCAAGTAGTCCTACAAATAGAACATTTCTAGCAACAGTATCAGCGAGTACAGCAGCTCCTTCAGGTGTACCTGTTATGGGTAAGCTTAATCAGGATAAAGTTGGTCAGATAGTTTGTGATGCGAATGGAGACATTTGGATGTATGCGTTAGAAAATGGTGATTCAGTTACTTAGAGAATTATATAATTTTAACAAAGGGTTTTAAATATGGGAATACTTGATAAGCAGAAAAAACGAGTTGATAACTCGTCTAATTCTGAGGAAAAACAAAATCTTAATTCTAATGATTTGGAATTAAGTGCAGAAGAATTAGAGTTTGTCATTAGGTTGATTGGTAACTCTAACTTTAAGGGGAACAACTTGATGTTTATATATGATTTAGTTAAAAAATTACAAGATGAATACTTGAAAAAAAGTGGAGGTAACAGATAATGCCAAGTCCACCAAGAATATTAAGAAAACGAAGAGATAAAATCGCTATATCCGCAGTTCAACAAGTTGTAGCTGATTATTACCCCGATGGTAATGCTACAATGATGGAAATACATCAGAAGATTAGAGATTTAAATTTAAGGGGCGAGTCATACAGAAGCTCTTCAGACCAAATAATAATCTCAGAATCTCATTTTAGAGGAAGTAACTTTAGTGGTAGTATGCAATATGAAGGAAATTATCAATCAGGTCAAACACCAGCTCACGACACAGCTGAATTATGGCACTTCAATGATTGGAGTGGTTCATTATATGGTGCTTTAAATATACTAAATGCTAATTCATCTCACGGAAGTCAAGTATGGTTTAAAGGACTTATATCACAATCATATGGTCAGAGTACCTCAACAGCTGGATTTGGAGGTAGATTCGTCTGTGACAGTGCTATAGAAGCATCTGGTGGTGTTGAATGGGTAATTTCAGGTAAATTTCCACAACTTAATGGATATTATACTTCATCTGCAGTACAACCCGCAGATATAGCTAAATTAGATGGTAGTAATTTCACCGGTAGTGTTATTATCGGTTTAACTGGTTCTTTATCAAAAGCTAATTTTGTAACTGGTGACCCATCCCCACTTCCAATTGACTATACAGGTTCAAATTGGTATTCTGGTGGTTCTGCTCCATCAAATCATATGATTGGTCCTGGAAGAGGTTCAGTATATAATCATACTATGTTAAGTGCTAGTATTGAGTTAGCTTGGAATACTGGAAATATTTCTGGTTCTGATTCAAGTCACGGTTTACAGAGAGCGGTTAAATTGGGTGGTGTATTTGATACAAGTGCAAGTTTATTCAATGACCCATCAGCTCTTATAACAAAAATCCAAAATGGAAGTTTGTTTGCAATCAAAACAGAGGCTAGTGGAGCTCTTTTGAGTTCCCCAGATGGAGCTTCAATAGATAGGTCAACAAAACCTGGTTCAACGGGAAATTATTTTGCTAAAAGAAATGCAGACCCTAATTATAAAACTTCAGTTGAAGGTGCTCAAAGTGAATATGAGTTATCATCCTCAAAAGCTACACATATCAAGGGAACTGCTACTGGTAGAAAAATACCCGCAAGTAGAACTTCAAGATTTATCAAATAGGAGATTATTATGTCTAAGGAAATAGAATGTTTTAAATGTAAAGCTGATACAGGATATACAGAAGATACTCCAGTAGAGGATAGACATCACTCTTTTATATCTGGTGTTGAGGATTCTCGTGGTGAACTTCATTGGTGTTCAACCTGTTGGGTTGAAATGGGTTTCAAAGACTATTATAAAAGAGATTAATCTCTTCGGTTATATACATCATTTCTTAATGTTTTATATATTTATAGATAGAATTAAATTTTAATAATCGGCCCCACATTGGTGTTTGGGGAAGTGGGCTACACACTTTGTAGTAACCAACCGTTGTTAATGAGGAAATATTTAACATGCCAAATTGGAAAAAACTTATTCAATCTGGTTCAAGTGCCGAACTTTCAAGCGTAACAGCTAGTAACGGTATTTCAGCCAGTCTAATTAAATTCGGAGATGGTTCAACTATCGCATCTGCCGAAGGTATTGGTGGAGCACAGAATGTGTTTACCAGTATATCCTCATCGTATGGAATTGGTTTTTCTGCAGATTCTACATCAGACACTTTAATATTCTCAGCTAGTAACAATATTTGGATTTCAGCTTCAGACGATACTATATTTATATCTTCATCTGGTGGAGGAGGTGAGGGTTCAGGATTTCCATTCTCAGGTTCAGCCGATTTAACAGGTTCAATGCAATTAACTGGTTCTATGATAATTAGTGGAACTGCCACTACTCCATTGAATGTGGAGGGTAAGGTAAGTGCATCAAATTATAATATTGGAACACCAAGTTCAAATGCTTGGAAAACTAATTTAGAAGGCTCATATTTTGATAATTTTAATCAAGATACAGATACTGCAGAAATAGTTAGATTTATGGCAGGACTACTATCTGCATCTGCAGCTAATCCACTACCTAATAGTAGATATTATAATTCACTAACACTTAGCCAAGGAACTTTAAATGGTTGGACTCAAGTATATGGTTACCTTCCACAGAACTGGGACACAAATAATGCGACTTTAAAATATTTAAACACTAAGGGGTTCTTGGATATTGGTTCACAACCTTTTTCAGGTATAAGTGTAAAAAATAGTACTTCTTGGTATGCTAGATTAAATGCAAATACTGATTCTAATACTTGGAATAATGTTGGAACTGGTTACAATTATTTTAACTTAGGAATTATTCAAGATGCAAATACTCCGAAACCATTTAGAGTTAGTGCATCAATATCGATGTCATTTTCTGATAATTCAACTGAAGTTCCAGTCTCTCATTCAAGTGAAGAATGGTATAAGGAAGTCACATCATTTGGTGCTACTTCTCACGATAATGCGACAATATATGTCAATAAGATTAATACTGATAATCCATCAGTAATTCCACCTGCATATCAAGATGGTGATTTTAGTGGTGTAGGAAGGCGTACAAGACTTACTGTTAATGGTAATATATCAGAATCTGACTTAAGCTCATCTGGATACTACACCTATGATGGAAGAGCTGGTATATCAACTGGTTCGCAATCAACTTATAATTTTAAAGATGTTAATGAGACAACACATTTTTATTCTCCACTTACATCAGCTGATATTTCAAATAATAGTATAGCATTTAATACAACTTTTGAACAAATAGT